CCGCTATTTTCTTTTCGTTCTGGTTATCCATTTTCAGGATGTCCAACAACGTCTCCCGACTCACTTTGAATTTTTCGAGCAGTTCGGTTAGTCCCGCGTCAAATTCAAGTTCCCGCTTTAATTCCGGGTCGTCTCGCATTTCCTGCAATTCGCGATAGTAAATCGCGAGTGCCCTTTCCGCCGCTTTGAAGGTGACTAATTTCGACATTGTGTAGCTTCCCTGTTTTGATTGCTTAGTGAGGTTGGTTCGGAGTGGTCATGCTTATGATGTTCTCGGCGGCGATTAATGAAATCGCAGCGGCGCGCGCGTCTAGGTCGTGGCACGAATCTAACACCGCTTTAATCTGCTCAATGAGTTTGACCGTTCGAACCTTTTGATTCATCGGCATGACGTCTATCAGCGCGTTGACGAGCGCCAAATGAAACGCGTCTTTATCCATGTTCGGCTCACAAAAAAACCCGACGTCGGAGTGACGCCGGGCGAAAGTAATTCAAACCGCCGCGCGGTTCAATTCGATTTCAACAACCTTTTTACTGATCGTTTCCAAGACCACTAGGCCATAGCCTCGGGCTTTCTTGCTCGCGTTTATTTCGGCTTCTAGCGAACTGGTGCAATCGTCTTGATGGTAGAAAGGGATTTCGAAGCCGTCGCGATTGCGCACAAGTAACATGACTTCAAGCCGCCGCTTAACGCATAGCTTGGGCGCGGACACTTTCGTTTTGATGGGGGTCTTTTTGGGCGAGGGAACGCCGAGGGTCGCGCGTAGTTCGTTCTCAAGTTTGGCGTGTAGCTTGGCTGTCTCGCTGGCTTGTTCTATGCCGGGAGTCGGCGCGGTCTTGACTATGCTCGGAACGAACTCAAAAGAAGCGAGCAACAATTCCGGCTCTTTCGGTTTGGTCGGGGAGTTAGTAAACAGAGCGTCGCGCATTTGATCCTCAAGGTCTGAGGACTTAGCGGCGGGGGTGAAGTCAAAAAAGAAATCCGATTCTTTGAGTGATGAGAGTTCGCGACGTTTGCGCTTTTCCGCTTTGCGTAGTGCGCGGAGTTCATGCGGAGTCGGCTCGGGCGGCGGCGGTTCAACAGTCGAAATTAACTCTAACAGGCAATGTTCGCGCTCGGCGAATCTGGCAAATCCTAATCCTGAATTCAAAGCCATTTAAAAACCCCTGTTGTCCATGTCCAAAGTTTTCCCCTTATCGCTTGCGGCTTAGCCGACGCGACGTCTTGTAATGTGTAACGTCAATGAGACAGTACGTCAAGCCGATTGTTATAGGTGTGTGTGCCACGTCGCAGCGTGGCGAGCGTTTGTATCCGATTGGCGAAACGGCGTCAACCCTACCCCTAGCCCTGCCATTGATCGGAAAGCCCGTGCTGCAATGATGGTGCAAATTTGGTGCAACGAGTGCTGCAAACCATGCATTATCTAGCATCACCACGATGCAGCGAGGTGCAATAAATACAGGGGGTTACGGGGAAAACCTTATGTAAATCAATGGTTAAAATTGGATTCGAAATCCGTTGAAGTGGCAACATTTCCTAGGGTTCAAATCCCTATCTCTCCGCCAAAATCAAGGGGTTAGCGCTTAGTCGGCGCTGGCCCCTTTTTCATTTGGTGCAATTTTGGTGCAACACCATTTGCACCATCGGCTATCCTTGGGTTTCCAACGACCGAAGGGGATACCGAAATGGCTACCTATGTGAAACGCGGCAACTCGTGGCAGGCGCAAATTCGGCGCAAGGGATACCCAACCATGACCGCCACCTTCGACACCAAAGGCGAGGCGACCAAATGGGCGAACGGCATTGAGGGGGATATGTCCCGCTCGAAATATGTTGATAGCAGTAAGGCCGACCAGACCACACTAGCCGCCGCGTTAAACAAGTACACGAAAATAAGCGACGGCAAGAAGGGATCAAAACAGGAAGCCGTCCGAATCAAGCGCTGGCTTAAACATCCCCTCGCTGAAAAGTATCTCAGCGCCATTACTTCATCCGACCTCGCCACGTATCGAGATGAACGCCTAAAGCAAAATGTTGCGACCGCTACCGTTCGCCTTGAACTGGCAATACTCAGCCACCTTTATTCCGTCGCCGCTAAAGAGTGGCATATGACCGGACTGACCAACCCTTGTAAGAACATTCGATTGCCGAAGGGAAGTCTAGAGCGCGACCGCCGCCCGACTACTGCCGAACTCAAAAAGGTATGTGAAGCGGCGCGAGTCATTAACCCCGAGTTGCCGGTGATAATCGAACTCGCGGCGGATACCGCCATGCGCCGGACTGAGTTAGTCATGTTGCAACGTGAACAGATTCGCGGGCGGGTGGCTTATCTTGAGGACTCGAAAAACGGCGAGCGTCGCCGGGTGCCACTTTCGACTAAGGCGCTCGACCTGATTAAGAGTATGCCGGAAAGGACGGACGGGCGAGTCTTTAGTATCTCGCCGCAATCCGTTAGCAATTACTTTGTTCGTGCTGTTCAAGCGGCCGAGGTTGTCGACCTTCACTTTCATGACTTGCGACACGAGGCGACTAGCCGTCTGTTCGAACTAGAGTTAGGGATTATGGAAGTCGCCGCCATTACCGGACACAAAACGTTGTCGATGCTTAAGCGCTACACGCACTTAAGCCCCGAGAAACTGGCCGACAAGTTAGGCTAGTGCCATCACACGCGGCGGCTCTTTACGGGGCCGCCCCGCTTTCACTTCTTTATATTCCCCCTGTTCGAAATCCTTTAGGAACTTGCGCACCGTCTCCAAGCGCCAGCATATGCGCGTGCCTTGCTTGTAGAACGGCGGCAACCAATCGGCGCGATGTTGGACCGCGCTTCGGATTGCCGATTCTGTACGGCCCATAAGCTTTGCTAGTTCCGGTACGTGTAGAATTTCCGCTTCCATGTTGTTCCCCTTCTTGTCGTGCCCGTCTCTCAGGTTCGCGGCGTGTTACAGGCCGTTCGAATCTAGCCAGTCTTTAACCACGCCCACTACATACGCCGGGTGGTCGGTGTCTAACTGGAACAGTTGCGCGGCCAACGAATCGTCCTCGACGCTCTCTAACCGGTCCAACCAAACCACGCCGTCCCATGATGCGAACTCGGGTTGATGGTGTTCGGCGATCACCTCGGCCGCAACTTCGGCGCGGGTCAACATTTCGCCATAGCCGACGGTCCCCATAAATAAATCCAGTTCCTCGCCGTTGATGCTTTCGAACTGGCACATCGCGCGGAACAATACGGCGATGTCGTCTTTATCGGTGTGATGGGTGTTCTCGCTAATCATGGTTTCATTCCTTAAGTTGGTGCCGTGTTGCGGACTATAGCCCGCTTCACGTCTTTTGTTTTTACTGGTCGACACCTGGAATTTGTGCCAACAAACGTCGGCCTAGCCACTCAATAACCGGGACCGCTTTAGTGTTGCCTATGGCCTTGTAGCGTGGTTCGTCGGGGCAACGCTCGGGCGGCTTGCCACGCCACGCAATGCGCGTGTAATCGTCCGGCAATCCTTGCAGGCGCTCGGCTTCCCGTGGGGTGATGAACCGCAATCGCCCGTTATCGAGTACAGCCGGGAACCGATTTTTTTCCGGCAACGCCTGATGCTTATGTAACACCGCGTCGAGGGTTTGGCTCACGCTGGCACCGGACCACCACGCGGGGCACTCGACCGCGACGACTCGTCGACATTTGGGACATTGGAGCATTCCAGCGCTGACCGAAAAAGCACAGCCGCAACGGCACTGTAAAATTTCGGTTCCTGCCCCTTTGCCTGTAGTCGGCGCAGAATCCCGGCGCACGTTCGCGAGGTCAAATAGTACCGCTCCGGGGTCGAACCCTTTTCGAGCGCTTGCGACAACGAACACTCGGCGACGTCGTTGGGCCACTCCGAAATATTGGGCATTAAGAACCCGCCAAGCGATTGCGCGTTGGGGTCCATACACACAACCAGCGTTCGGCCATTTGCGCCCTGTCGGGAGCAATGCACAGCTTTCCCCAGCAAGCGCGCCAAGAAAACATCCGAAGGCGTTTGCGTTGTCCGTGAGGACGCCCGGCACGTTTTCCCAGACGATGACGGCGCCGGGTTGTCCGGCACGTTTTCGAACATGGTCAATTGCATCTGCCACCTCTACAAATTTGAGGGTTAACCCGCCGCGCTCGTCGGCCAAACCTTCGCGCATTCCGCCCACGGAAAACGCTTGGCAAGGCGTGCCCCCTATAAGGATGTCGGGCGCTTCAATCTTGCCTCGCAATATCTCGACGCTGAGCCGCGCCATGTCCCCGAGGTTCGGCACCTCGGGGTAATGATGCGCCAGCACGGCACAAGGGAACGGGTCGACCTCGGCAAGCCACGCGGCTTTAAAGCCGAGTAAATTCCAGGCGGCGGACACCGACTCTATACCGCTGCAAACTGACCCATAAGACACCATGTCAATTCCCCCGCAATCCGTTTAAGCCCCGGCCAGATACGGCACTTTCGCAAAGGGTATGTCGTCGTCCCAAGTATCAGGCGGCGCGGCCTGTTGGTTCTGTTGGGGGGCCGGGCGCTGGGTCTGTTGCGCGGGTGCCGGTTGCCCTTCTGGTTTCGGCCCGAGCAGTTGCAACGCCCCGCGCATGTCCACGATGACTTCGGTTGTGTAGCGTTTGATCCCGTCTTTTTCCCACTCCCGCGTTTGCAACTTGCCCTCGATATAAACCTGAGAACCTTTGCGCAACCACTTCGCGGCGACCTCGGCGACCTTGCCGAACAAGCACACCCGATGCCACTCGGTTTTCTCGACCGGCTGGCCCGATTGTTTGTCGGTCCATTTCTCCGAAGTCGCGAGACTCAAGGTCGTTACCGCGTTTCCGTTTGGCAGGTAACGGGCGTCGGGGTCTTGCCCGCACGTCCCTACAAGAATCACTTTATTAACTCCGCGCGCCATAGCACACCTCGGGAATGTTGATGGTTAGGGTATCGACCAGCGCCAAGAATTCGGCCCGGCGTTCGGCGAGCATTAAGAGTTCATCCTTGAACGTGTCGCGGTCCTGTCGGTACACGATCAACTGCCCGGCCTCGGGGAAGTCGGAACAGTACGACGCGAAGTCGACCCAATCCCGGCCGGTACAGTCGAGGTGCCCGACCAGTTGCCAGCGGTACGCCGGGTCGAACGATCCCCGTTCGGCCGTCGCCCAATGAACCGCCGCCGTCACCGACTTGATTTCGAGTACGCCGTGTTTGCCTATCAGGCCGTCGGGCGAATCGCCGTAGGTGCCGCAATCAAAGAACCCGCCGTTAGTGACTTCGACGAACTGCGCGTCCTCGTACAACATCCGTGCAATGGGTTCCTGAATATGGCCGCGCTCCATGTCGTCCGACTTGAAACTAAATTCAGCCTTCTGACCCGTCACCCTTTCGAGCGCCAGTTGCAACGCGTAACGTTTGGCCGGGTCGCCGAACGCCTTTCCATAATTCGCCATAAAGGTTCCGAAGTTGCTTGCGGTCGCTTTGCCCACGCGCAGGGCGAACCATTCGTCCGTGTTCTGCTCGACGTCGCGCCACTTCATTTCCGGCACTCCGCGATTAGTTGTTGTTGGTCGGCCTCAGTCATTGAGGCGCGCGCCAGAACCGCGTCTAGGTTGCCGTCGCGCATGTAAGCGGCTTTCGCGTTTTGCCACGCCTTCACGGTCGCCGGGGTGATGCTCGCCACGGTCGGCGCCTTCGGGCTAATCCGTAACCCTTCCATAACTTCTTTCCCAAACCTCACGTTGGGGTCGACGTACACCGTGACCTTGAGGTTTTGCCAGTCCTCGATAAACGGCGAGCCGGTCAACTTCTTGAGCGTGTTGCTATTGGTCGCATTGAGGATCATCGGCTTAAGCGTTTCGCCGGGGCGCAACTCGCGCTCGACAAAGTGCGCCGTGTTAAAAAGGTCTTGGGTCTTTTTCGTCCGGTCCTTTTCCAGCGTCACCCGCGCCACGGTTAACACCGTCGGCCCGACTAGATCGGCGCTACTCAAGTACGGCGAATCGAACGCCTTTCGGAAATGGGTTTTGTCCACGGTGAAGCCTCCTATCTAGCGTTGGGAGTGCGTCGCGACGATGGCCGACGGGTTGTCAGTGACCGCCCCGCCAAGCGCCTGCAATGCGGCAATGAGGAACCAGAAGGCAAGGCCAGCGAGGAAACTCAAGGCCTTTCCCCTGGCGCACACCTGGCGTTCGGGCGTCATTCCGGCGCGTCCGGCGCGTCGTGAGACAGGCAAAGCAAGCGGTTTATTTGCTCGCTCAAAGCCAGCACCCGGCATTGGTGGTCGACCCTTTCCCGTTCGATTTCCTGTTGGTAATGCTCGACGAGTACAGCGGTCGGGTCTTGGGTGAACGGTTGCCATTCCACGACCGCTTCGAACGTCCCGAGCATGGCGCCAAAACTCAGCGGGTATTCGCTCATATCGTTAGTGAACAGGCGTTGCGGCTCGCCCGGCTTTTGGTGAACGTAGAACGTCAAGGTCTGTTTCATGCTTTCCCCTTGTTCACGATTTCAAGGATTTCGCGCCACGCTTGCGCCTCGCGTTGTAGTTCGCGGATTCGTTGTTTGTCTTGTCCGTAGGCCGGGCCGTCCGCATAGGGAAGGCCTGATTCAAAGTTGCGGATATACGATTCGCACGCGGCAATTTGCCGCTCGATCAGCGTTGAATGCATGTTGGGGGTTTTCCTCGATAATCCATTTTGAGGCGTGCAACCCATGCCCCCTGTTAGTCGGGGGCTTCGGGTAGGGGGGGTTACTTAATGGCTTGTAGCGCTTTCGTGATGTTCTGGATTGGCTCCATGACCACTTCGGAATAGCCATAAGCGAGGCCGGTAAGGCCGACGAGAATTACGAGGATCAGAACGGTTTTGTCGATGGTGGTCATGGTGGCGCGTCCTTGTTAGGTACGACTCAAGAATAACCCAAGGGCGGGGGCTGTCAATAACTCAGGTTATAAATTTATTCAGGGCAAAAAAAAGCCCGCCAGTGATAGCGGGCAAATGCCTTGCGTGGGCTACTGCTCGAAATAGCGGGACTTCTTGAGAATCCCCGCCACGTAATGCAATGAAACGACCTGCTCGACCGCAAGATGTATCGGCCCGTGTGTCTCGTTCACCGAGTCGAAACGGTAATAGCCGTCGGCGAAATTCGCGTAGACCTTAATCATGCTGCGCCCGTCGGCGGTCCTTACCAACACTTCTTCATAACGCACAAGCGGCGAGTTTGGTTCGACCAAAACGAATTCGCCGTGTTTGATGCGGGGACTCATTGAATCGCCGTAGACGCGCAGTCCGTAGGCGTCCGGGTCGTCACTGTGGATTTTCAAGCACCCGTCGCCAAACCCCGGCGGATAGCCCTCCTCGTCGAAATATCCATTCTCGCCAAGCATCGCTTTTCCCACCACCGGCACCGACCCCCATTTAATTTTTAGCTCGCCGGGTTCCGTGTTCTCGCGAACGTCCGACGAGTGGTTAGGTTCTGGTGTCAATGTAGCCCCACTTTGGGGGAAAGGCGAATTCCCGTGAGCTAGCCACTCCGCCGACACTCCCAACGCTAACGCAATGTCGGTTATGCGCTTCGGTTGCTGGGTTTTGCCCGAGGTGATTTTCTGGATCGCGACCTGTGAAATCGGGGTTCCAGAGACGGACGAAACCAGCGCCGCTAATTGGGTCTGGTTTAGTTGGTGGGCCTTCATTGCGTTTGTCAGACGCTCGGCCAAGGTCGGGGACGTAATCATTTTCATGCATGAATTTTATAACCGTTGTTATTGCTAAGTCAAGCAATCGTGGTTATAGCCGGTTGACTGCGCTAAAACCTCGGTTATATTTCTGTTACGAAAATGGAACAGGGGGGGGCCGATATGACGGACATCGAACGGCCAATAGAGCGAGCGGTTCGACTCGCCGGGGGACAAGCCGAACTAGCCCGGCGTTGCGGAACGAGTCAGCCGCGAATCTGGCAGTGCATAAACCGAAACCTAACTATCCCCGCCGAACTGGTGCTGAAAATCGAGCGCGCAGTTAAAGGCGCCGTGACGCGTAACGAGTTACGCCCTGACCTCTACCCGGTCGGGACGGACCTCTACCCGGTCGAATAAATCCCAAAAAAAACCCCCGGTAGGTTCGTGCGGAACGGGCCGGGGGTTCTATGTGAGCGAGGTAATTATGAACATCGACCCGAACGCTGACAACTCCAAGTCGCAAGCCGCCGAAGTGTTGCGCTACCTCAAATCAGGCGGGCGCATCACGTCAATGGAAGCCTTCACCCGCTGGGGGATTACTCGCCTTGCCGCGCGTGTTCACGAACTGCGCAAGCGTGGCGAGCCGATAGAGTCGGACAGTATCCCGGTACGGAATCGCAACGGCCGCATGGTCAAGGTCGACATCTATTGGTATGGGCGGGCCGAGTAATGGCCGGGGACTGGATCAAATACCGGGCGTCACTCGGGACACATCCGAAGGTTTGGAAAATGGCCGACATCCTCGGGTCGTCCGTCGACATCGGCCGTCGCCTACTGACTGACCATAACGGTGCGCTTGACGATAAGGTCACGCGTGACGTGACGCGTGACGTCACGCTGGCGGCGCTGTTACGGGTGTGGTGTGCAACGAACGAACATACCGAGGATGGTGTGTGGCATATGTCGACGCTGGACACGCTCGACAACGCGGCCGGGATCGTCGGTTTTGGGTCGGCAATGGCGGCGGTTCAATGGGCGATATACGACCCGCAACAACAGACCGTCACCCTGCCGAACTTCACGGAATACAACGCCCCGGCCAAGCATGGCGCACGCTCGACGGGTGCCCAACGACAAGCGCGATACAGGGCAAAGCTTAAGTTAAACAGTGACGCGTCACCGGGCGTTACGGGTGACGTAACGGGTGACGGTAGAGAAGAGAATAGAAGAGTAAAGAAACAACAGCCTACCGACACGGGTTCGACCCCAACCGAGGCCAACCCGAAACCCACCAAAGCCAAACGCAAAACCGCGCTCCCCGTCCCGTTCGAAGTCACGCCGGACATGATCGTTTGGGCGAACCAGCACGCGCCGGGAACATCGATCACCTTGGAAGTCGAGAAATTCCAAAACTACTTCCTGTCGAAAGGCGACACCCGCGCGGACTGGGTAGCGACGTGGCGAAACTGGATGTTGAACGCGCAGACCTACGCCGGACGCCGGATTGTTCCAGCCGCTAAAGCCGGGCCGGACTTCGACGATTTGTCATGGACTCAAAACCTCGGGGGGTTGTGATGGATCACGTTAAAAGTCTCGTGAATCGAATTGTCGCCCGTGGCACCCAAATGCAGGGCGATGACAAGGAAGCGCCGAACATCGACGACGCGGCCGGGCGGGTGGTCAACCTGCTCGTTCGCGAACTGAAAGCGATTTTCCCGGCGTGGCGCCAAGCGTGGCCCGACGACGAATCGCTACAGGCGTACAAACGGTCGATGGTGAAAGGCTTTGTCGCCGAGGGGATAACCCGGATTGAACAAATCCGGTTCGGGGTCGCGGCCTGCCGTCGGCTGCCCTCGGATTTCGTCCCGTCCGTGGGGCGCTTTATCGCGATGTGTCACCCGACCCCGGAACTGCTCGGCCTGCCTTCGGAGGATGACGCATACGCCGAGGCAACCCGACGCGCCTACCCGAGTGGGAATCGTGACGTCTGGTCGCATGAGGCCGTGTCTCACGCCGCGCGCGAGGTCGGGTTGTACAACCTGTCGACCTTGCCACTCAAGACGAGCCGCGAACTGTTTAACCGCGCGTACAAGATCGTTTGCCGAATGGTGGTCAACGGCGAACCGTTGCGCCCGATCCTGATTGGCCTACCGGAAAAGGTCGAGGGGCGACGGACACCCGAGGTCGCTCGGGCCGCGCTCGATAAGTTGCGCGGACGTAATAAGGAGAACCCGAGCGATGAGTAAGCCGCTACCTATTGAACTGATTTTGCGGGTGCTGACTGACCCGGCCACCGGCAAGCCGACGGCGGCTTTCGTCGCGGCAACCGAGGCCGACCGGTCGATGTTGCGCGAGCGTGGGTTTCGTTTGAATACGCGGGTGTTTGCCTACCTGACCCGGCCACGCAATCCCCGGTTTAACCGGCTCGTTCACGGCCTCGGGAAACTGCTCGGCGAACACCTCGACCGTTTCACCGGCCAGCAATCCCACGCGGTCGTCAAGGCGCTGCAATTCGAAAGCGGCGTGTGTTGCGACAAGACCGAAACCGAAATTCCAGGCGTCGGCACCCTGATAAGTAAGAAGCCGCAAAGCCTGTCGTTCCCGAATATGGGCGAGGACGAGTTTAAAGCGTTCTGGTCCGGGGTGTGTGCATACGTCATTGCGCACGACTGGCCGAACCTCACGCCGGAACAGTTAACCGAAATGGCCGAGGTCGACGCATTCAAGGGGGCGGCATGATTTTAGAGCGCGAGCAGTACGGCCGGTTCGGGATTGCCTGTAAGCCCGCCCGCTTTGGGAACGGCTGGGTTGCGTGGGCGTGTGTGGGTCCGACGTCGGCCGCCTCGCCAATCGACGAACCGGCGAAACACGTTTGGTTTGAATTCGGAAAAACGATGGCCGAGACGGTCGACAAACTGAAAGCGGAACTAGATCGAATCGACCCCCAGCAAGGGCAAATCGTGCGGTTAAACGGTGTGCGCTATTACGTCCACGGGTTGGCGACGGGCGCCGGGACAAGTCGCAAAGGGCAAGTGGTCGTGTATGCCGACGTCGACACCGGGCGCCTGTTCTATCGAACCCCGGACGATTTCGCCGAACGCATGGCATGGAATGTCGAGGCGCCGCAATGAGCCTAATCAAACGATTCTCCCGCAATGTCCACGGCCGTGATTTTGCGGTCGGTGATGTCCACGGATATTTCACCTTGCTACAGAACGCGCTTGATGCTGTCGGCTTCGACCGGAAAAAAGACCGGCTCTTTATGGTCGGCGATTTGGTCGACCGTGGCCCCGAATGCCGGGACGCGCTCGAATGGTTGAAGTGGGCGCACTCGGTACGCGGCAACCACGACGACTATGTATGTCGGTTCGATACGTGCGACCCGGAAAACTGGATTTATAACGGCGGGTCGTGGTTCGCCGGGTTGGCGTGGGATGAACAGCGCGAGTTCGCCGCGCAGTTCCGCGAACTGCCAATAGCTATCGAGGTCGAGACGTTAACCGGGACGGTCGGAATCGTTCACGCGGATTGTCCGGTTGAAAACTGGCGCGACCTGCTCGGCGCGCTCGATTCAAAGAATGTTCGGAATGCCTGTATGTGGTCGCGGACTCGGGTTGAACGTGGCGACGAGCGCGGGGTGAAAGGGATTACCGCCGTCGTGTGCGGGCATACCCCGATAAACCGCCCGACCCGCCTCGGCAACGTCTATCACATCGACACGGGCGGTTGGCTCCCGCACCTCGGCGGATATTTTACGTTGCTCGACCTCAAGACCCTTGAGTCAGTCCCGCCAATGCGACACGACCTTGAATGGTTCGACCTATGACCGATTTGCGCAAGTTGGCGCGCGGTCGTGACTGCCAAGTTCGGCTTGAGGGGATATGCAACTTCGACCCGGACACAACCGTTCTCGCGCACTACCGGCTAGGGGGCGCGTGTGGGATGGGCCTCAAGCCGCACGACCTGTTAGGCGCTTGGGCCTGCTCAAGTTGTCACGACGAAATCGACCGCCGCACCTGGAATTTAGATTCGGAAATCACCGCACGCGCCCACCTTGAGGGGGTGTTGCGGACGCTGGTTGTTCTCATCAAAGAAGGGAAAATAAAAATATGAGCAGACCTTTAGGACGTACAGGCAACGGCGAACGCAAGACCCCGCGCGAGACGTTCGATTTAGTCCGCGCGCTGGTGCGCAAGATTGGGCACCAGTTCCCCGACAAACCCGAAGCGCGGTTGATGCTGGCGATTTTCGCGAGCGCGTTAAACGACCTCATCACGAACCAACGCGGATTTGAAGCCGAGGCGGCACGACGGAAAGCGGCCGAATATCTGATGGGCAACATTTGGCACGCGCAGATTTGCGGGGTCGATCCTGATTGGATTCGTTACCAACTGAAAACGGCCGGGATCAAATTTGGCCCCGAGGTGTGGGCATGAACTGGCAAAAAAAAGGCCTGTACCGTATCGAGTCAAACGACGGCTATATCATTGCGTCGTCGTTTGTTAACGAACGCCTAACCGTCCACGTCGCAAGGGCACCGAGGACAACCCCCATCATTTACGCGGGGACTGACCTCGACACCGCAAAGGCGACGTGCGAACGCCACCTATGCGAACAACAGCAAAAGGGCAACGGGTAGGCGGGGGACGATATGAAACTGAATAGCGCGCGTTTGGCGTGGCATGACTGCTATTACTCGCCCGGCGATTCGGTCGCGGCGTTCGCCCTTGAGCGTGCCCAACTCGGCGGCGCGGTCCAACTTTCCGAATTCGACGGTCGCACGGTGCGCGCGGTTCATCAGGCAATCGCCGGGCGGGTGCAACAGGCAATCGGCACTTTGCCGCGTTACGTCGCCGCGTTCGGGCACTGGATGTATAACCCGCTTGCCACCGACGACCAGCGCGAAACGGCCGAGGCGGCGGTGTTCGTTCGGGCCTATGACAAGTCGGGACGCATGACCGCGCACAAGGCCAAGCGCGCCCGTTATGTCGCTATGGGCGTGCTGTTCCGATATCGCCGTATGCATCAAGGGGGGCAAAGCGCGAGCAATGACCCGCTGATTAAGCCTGAAGACTTTCGCCAATGGCTCGACGACACATACGGGGTACGCCTCAAGAGCGAGGCGTGGACGCGGGAATGGTCCGGGTTCGTCGCTTACTGTTTCGAGGCGTGCGACGACCTCGACCGGGAAGCACTCAAGCCGGTAGCGTCGGTGATTCGCGTAATGAATTCACCGCTTGAGGCTGGGGAGACGGGCGGCTGTAGAAAGGGTTTGACGTTCTTAATATGATCCCAACCGCCCGACATGATGACGGGCCATGCAACGGAGTGGCACCAGTGAGCAAACGAACAATATGGCAAGAATTGAACTCAGGACCGGACGGGGATTTGGTTCTACTGTATGACGACACAATCGCCCTAGTCGATGACGGCCAGCACCTTTGGATTGCCGACGCCGCCCAACTGAGGAAAGCGATTGCTTGGGCACAAGCAACGGACGCGGACGAGTTTTACGCCCACGAACCCTACGCGACGTTTTGGGGCAAGTGCCCCGGCTTTCTGGTCGAGGACATACACGAGGGGGACGGATTCCCGCTCGACATCCCGACATGCATTCAGGCGCTAAACCGCTGGCGCTTTAGCCATTTGATCCCGGCGTTTTGGGATTTGGACGAGGAAATGTTTTAGCCCGAAATCCGCGCTTGACGCTCCCGCACGGCTGGCGGTATCGTCGCCCCAACTTGAAAGACGTCCCCCATAAAACAGGGGACCAAAAAAACCCGGTCATTGCACCGGGTTTTTTTGTGGGCGGTTTTTAGTGTTTGGTCGTCGGTTCGTCAAAGCGCACGACATGCACGGACGGATTGTCGAGGTCTTTGATTCCGGCTAGCAGGAACTCACGGACGTAATCCACGCCAACAAGGCCACGGATTAGCGACGCGCTGAGAATCACCAACTGTTCGGCGACCTCGATTACTTGCGGCGGCTTTGACGCATTCAACGCCGCTTCAAGCGCCGCACCGGCAATTCTGAGGACTTCTATTTTTTCTTCCATGTTGTCTTCGGTCATGCTCATAGCGTGCCCCCCTTTAGTAACCGCAACGCCTCGGCCTCGATAGCGTCCCAATCGGGCGTGTAATTCGGTTCGGTCGGCGGTGGGTCCATGCGCGGCCAGTCGAGCGGGTTTAGTTCGTCCTTTGACCAAAGCGTCATGATGTCGAGGGTCGTCATGCTCGACGGAAACGCCTTGTAGCGCCAGCCGATGCACTGAAACGGACAGTCCCCCTCGCCCCGGATAAACACCCACACTTCGGTGATGTCGGGTTGTCGGACGCTGACCCGGATTTCATCGTGGAACAAGTGGCAATCGCCCATAGGTGTTACTCCTTTTTGTTGGTGGTTCGTTTACTCGTCGCCCGTCCATTTGAACGCGACCGGCTCGGGTGGGAAAAACAGGTGGCGGATGTTCGCGACGTTCACCACGTCGGAATCGGCCGGGAATAGTTCCAGCGCGTCGAGGTCGCCCCGGCCGCATTCGCGCTTAAGTGCCATGAGTTCATCCCACAAAATGCCGTCCTGCCAATTGGTGCCGGTATGCGTGGTGCGTTGAACCGACATGCGAACATAGCCGTTTTTCTCGGCATAGACTTGCACCACAAAATTACGCGAACGCCAAACCTCAAGCATGTCCGGCGCCTCGAACGGCCACGCCTCGCGCGGGACGGGTTTCAGCGTGTGCGGCCACTTTGCGTTCTCTTTCGTCATGATTCGGCGTTGGGCAAGGGTCGTTTTAAAGGCCATTGTCTTTTCCCTCGGCTCGGTTCAAAACCGCGTCGACCTGCTCGAAAAGGGCACGGTCGGCGGCGTCGGCGGCGAGTCGCAAGCACGCCGGTAAGCCGTCGATTCGGTAGTGGGAAAACTCGGCGATCAACTTATGGTTGATTTGAAGGCGGTAACGCGCCCGGCCGGTTTCGTCGATTTCTCCGGTGTTGATAATCGCAATCATCCGATCAGTCCTTGGGTTGTTCGATTGTCTTTGTCCTGCCTTTCCGGCCTCGGGGAACGAGTTTCGGAAAGTCCCGCTTAGGTGGTGGCGTGTCATGCCACCACTGTTTGGCATCACGGACATTCGCCCGCAATTTCGTTAAAGCGGCACGGTTGGCCGGGTCGAGTTTCGCGGTCTTGAGTAACACCGATATCTCGACCGAAAGCCGATTGAGCCTGTCCAAGCGCTCAAACAACGGCAAGCCTCGGGCCTCGCTGAATCGGTCCTCAAGTTCGGACATTTTCGGCCTCGGCCTCGGCCAGCGCGCGCAGGATGTCACGCCGGGTTTTTTTGCGGGCATATTTACAACTTGGGGTGAACGACGCGAAAACCTGACGCGTGTTCGGGCGACGGAAAACCAAATGGTCGCCCCCGGTTAGGTCGCAGGTAAACCCCAAGGCTTTCGCCCATTCGACCAGTTCGCGAAAGTCTGACCCTTTACGAACTGGCGTAGTCATGGATAGGCCCGCTTAAAAGTGGGCAACCGGACGTAACGTTTGTCCGTCACGTCGTAACGCATGTTTCCGGGGTTCTGGTCGTTGTACATCGAAAAATCAAGCGTCACGGTCGGCGTGCTGACCCCGAAAAAATCGGTGATGTGAACGCGCCCGATGTAGCCATAGTGGTACAGCAAAAAGTCGATCATCCGTAGGCGTTGCTCGACGGCGTACTTCATTCGTGCCACTCCCTAAGCAAGCTTTTCAAGGTCAACAGCTTGAGCGCGTACCCCTTTAAGCGTTCGAATTGTTTGTCCTGCATTTCTGGCGGCAACTGCTTAACCATCGCCACGAGTTCGGCGTAATCACGTTCTAGGGTTTCGACTTCTTGCGCCACTTCGGCCCGCCATTTGGCACGGGCGCGACGTTCGGCGCGGATTTGGTCTTTGAGCATGTAGCGGGTAAACGACTGGACCACGAACAGATAGAACGTGACGAAAAGCAGGGTGTTTAGAAGGTTCGGCTCGATCACCAAAGGCCAGCAAAACGCCAAAGGAACCGGCCCGAAAAAGGCAATCCAGAACCGCCAGTTATCCCGAATCGGGAACAGTGACCGCCTCAGTCCTACCCAAAGCGACACGTTGTTTTTCTTCTGCAATGCAAACTCCTTTTTTATTACGGCTCGTCAAACGGGGTTCTAATCATGCCCGAAAAAAACCCGGAATTGTGGGTTTCGTTTATGGCGTGGCTCGGGAGTGTGGCGGTCGTTTTGTACCCGCCCGCGATGTCCGTTGCTATGGCGGTGCTACGCGTCGTGTATGGCGGGGGCACGCGTCGGCAAATGATCCTTGAGGGGTCGTTGTGCGGTCTATGCACTTTGTCATGCGTCCCGCTCCTGGAATTTCTCGGCCTGCCTTCGGGTATGGCGACCTTCGCAGGCGGGGCCATCGGCTTTGTGGGCGTCGACAAGCTGCGCATATGGGCCGGGCAATACATCGACGCACGGGTGAAAAAATGAACCTAAGCCCCCAAGGCCTCGACACTATCAAGGGTTTCGAGCAGTTGCGCTTAACCGCGTACCTCGACACGGGCGGCGTTTGGACGATTGGTTATGGACACACCCGGTCGGCGCTTTCGGGAATGCAAATCAGCGAGGCGCGCGCCCTGATGCTGCTCGCCGAGGATGTCGCCGAGGCGGTCGCGGCGGTAAACAAGTTGGTTCGTGTGCCGCTGGAACAGTACGAATTCGACGCGCTCGTGTCGTTCGTTTTCAACATCGGCGTTAGTGCGTTCAAGTCCTCGACCATGCTCCGGTGCATCAATGACCGGGCGGAACCAATGCGAATCGGAACCGAGTTTTTGCGCTGGGTTTACGACAACGGCAAGAAAATAGCGGGCCTCGAAACCCGCCGTAGAAAAGAACGGTTGCTGTTCCTCGGACGAGCCTAGTTATGTCCCTCGTTGTCCCTTTGGTGTTGGTGGTGGTGGCGTTGGTTGCGCAAGGACGCGCCCGCCGCCAATACCGCTCGGGGATGACGGGGGGCGCCCTATTGGGGTTTGCCTGCTCAATGTTCTTGATGATCCTTGCGGGGTTCTACCTGCTCGGATTGGTGGCGGGGTCATGCACTCGCTAGGCATTCAAGCCCGAATTGGACGAGGTAAGGCGCGGCGCGATATTTCGGCGAATGGATGTCGCTTAGGTAGTAACGCATCACGCGATCAGTGAGGCCGAAAAGGTCGGCCGCTTGCTTTTGCGTGAGGCCCGATTGAGCCAACAACCCGCGCAGATAGCACGGGTCGGGATTGTGACGCGAGGCGTCCGGTTTCATTGCTTGGCCTCCGCGATCCGAGCGGCGATATACATGCATTCCGAAACCTCGTCGGTAGCGACCCACCGGGCATACGCCCTGATGCTTTTAGCGTCGTTCAAGTCGAAGGCGAAATAATCGCAACCTGAGAAAACCAACACGCTCCCATCGGCGAAAACGTATTTCGAAAGGTCCGCATAGATGTTGTGCATACGGGTAAGGGTTGCCGCCTCGGCGTCGTCCATTGCTTCGGATGCGGACGCGGCGTTAGCGACGATCAGTTGGGCGGTTTTCATGGTGGGTTACTCCGGGGGTGCCGTGCCGTCGTGGCTGGCTTAGGTGTAACTATAGGAACAATGTTCCTACCATTCAAGGTAAACAACGCGCCGTTAGTCGGCACGTTTCGAGGTGCGCAATGGCATTCCTGACACCGCTAGACCTTCGGGCCTACAAGCCCGGCGAGTGGGTTGTGTTGATGGGCCTGCTCTACCTCGCGCGCAATGGTGCCCGCTACATGGTGCCGCGTGGATTCATCACCGACCTAGCCAGCATTCCGCGTGCCTTGCGTTGGCTGATCGATCCCGACGGCCCGAGTCGTCAAGCCGCTGTCTTGCATGACTTCCTGTACTGCATTCACTACCTGCCACGAGCCGAGGCCGACGCACTGTTTCTTGAGGCGCTGGAATCGTGCGGTGTAGGTCGAGCGACCCGATGGGCGATGTATCTCGGAGTACGGGCGGGCGGTTGGGTCTATTGGGACCAGCGCAAGGAAGGCGCGAGTCAAGCGGATTTCGTCGAGCCGGAATGGTTTGAGGTGAACTAATGGCCGCCATCAAATGCCGGTTACGCGTTCGGATGTCGTGGTGGTGGCCGTCGTATGCCTTCGGGGTTGCGGTCGTGGCCGTGCTGATGAACCGCACGCCTGACTATGACAAGGTGCGCGCCGTCGCGTTACGCGCAATGCGCGTCGAGGTGTTGCCCGATGGCGACCAATAGCCCGTGGCACCACCTCTACAACACCAAAGAATGGAAAGCGCTCCGCCTAGCGCAGCTACGGGCCGAACCGTTGTGTCGCTACTGCCTAGCCCTAGGCAAGACGACATCGGCCAACGTTGCCGATCACAAGAAGCCACACAAGGGCAATCGGGCGCTGTTCTTCAATGCCCGCAACTTGCAAAGCCTCTGTAAGACCTGCCACGACTCGGCAAAGCAAACGCTTGAACGGTCGGGCGTATTGCCCGGCTGTGGCACTGACGGGCTACCACTGGACCCCGCGCATCACTGGCACGGGTAGGGGGGAGGGTCAAAGTCTGGGGCTTTCGAGCCATAGAC